CATCGAAGCTGGCTATCGTGCTATCAATTTAGCAGGGTTACTCGATGAAGAACTCAAGGACGTAATACCTTGTGAAGACGAGGACACACGCAAAGTATGGACATGGAGCGACTATGAAGAAGAAATCTAAACAGTACTATCCAAACAATTGGAGAGCTGTAGCAGATACAGAATATGATTACTTTCCATCTATACCATATGATCAGTTCTATGCGTTCTATGTGGCTAATTGGTTACTACCTAGTAGTCACGATTGCGTAATCAGAGCTACATCATTAAAGACTGGTAAGGTTAAGGAATACTCATATAAGTATAGACGTGCTGCAGAGAATAAGATCAAACAGTTAGTGAATACACATGAATTTGTAGTGTGTGACCACGAAGCTATACATAAACTAACACCACACCCAGAGAACCGTGAACAAACGAACAAAGCAGATACGTCTAGCTGAGTTAATCAGAGACGTAGAGAATCATCCATACAGGAATGAATTAATTAAACTTATGGAAGAACAACTCATTGATGATGTAACCTAATGCCAACACCTGCTCAAATAGATGAGCAAATCAATCATGAACGTGATGCTATTGCTCAAGGACTTAAGAGACTTAGAGACAACACTAAGAACTTAGAAGAAAAGTCATATGCTTCAGCATCTATCTATGGTATTTCAACGATTGATGCCTTGTTGCCTTTAGTTGTTAATAGGATTAAAGAAACAAATCTACGAATACATAAAGGACATACAGGACAGTTATTTAAACAGATACATAAATATCTAGCTGATGTAGAACCTTTAGCTGCAGCTGCTATAGCTTGTAAGATAACAATAGATAAAGTCTTTTCTGTTAAGGATGGTAGTAACCAATTAACTAGAATATCTGAGGCAATAGGCAAGGCAGTAGAGAATGAGTGTCAAATGCGACACTATGAAAGACATGCTCCAGGTTTATTAACTACACTTAAGAAGAACTACTGGCATAAATCTATAGGTACAGATCAGAAGGTAGTAGTTATACAAACCTTGATGAATAGGTATGAGGTACAAAGGTGGGAGACTTGGGGAGCTGCTAATAGAGTTAGGTTAGGAGGTTGGTTGTTAGATTGTTTACTAGAGACAAGTAAATGGTTTGACGTAAAGATGCAGCAAAGAGGTCGAATGCGCCTCAATATTGTTGTCCCTACACCTGAGTTCATGGCAATCAAAGATGAGGTCATGTATAACGCTGAACTTTTCAGTCCACTAGCTTGGCCCATGCTTATTGAACCAAATGACTGGACAGCTGAAAAGCCAGGCGGTTACTTGCTTAACGAGATTATGCGCGGTCATGACATGGTACGTAGATCTGAGTCGTCATCTATACAGGGAGAAAAGCCTTTTGAGTTCCTTAACAAAATACAAAAGGTGGCTTATACCCTAAACCCTTTCACTGTGAAGGTAGCTGAAATACTTCAGGGAAAGGGTTTAAGTGTTGGTAAGTTCCAACCAATATGTCATCATGAGCTACCTAATAAACCTGTTGACATAGCTGAGAATGAAATTGCTAGAAAGCAATACAGGAGAGAGGCAGCTGAAGTATTAAATAGACAAGCTCAAGAGTTTAAGAAGTCTTGTCGTACAAGGATGACAATGGAGACAGTAGAACGCTTTAAGAATAAAGAAAAGTTTTACATACCTTGGTCATTTGATTATCGAGGACGTGTCTATCCTATACCTGCATTCTTAACCCCACAAGATACAGACTTTGGAAAGAGTCTGATTAGATTTGCTGATGAATCCTTTATGGATGATGAGGCAGAGCGATGGATTCGTTTTCAGTGTTCAACCTGCTATGGTCTGGATAAAGAAACTCTTGATGATCGACTCGCATGGACTTATGAGAATGAATGGTTAATAGAAAGGGTTGCTACAGATCCAATAGGTAATCTTCCAGAATGGGAGGGAGCTGAGGAACCATGGCAATTCCTAGCTGCATGTGACGAAATGTATCATTGTGTTATAAAGAGAGATCGTATTAGTACTGGACTACCTATAGCTATAGACGCTACATGTAGTGGTCTACAAATACTAGCTGGTCTAGCTAAAGATAAATCAACAGCTGAGTTAGTTAATGTAGTTAACTCAGATAAACCACAAGATGCTTATAAAGTTGTAGCTGAGTTAGCTAAACCTAATTGTCCTAAACCTATACAACCTTATATGGATAGGAAAACTGTTAAGAGAACAGTTATGACAATCCCTTACAACGCAAAGCCTTTCAGCAATCGTTCGTACATCAAGGACGCATTAAGAGAGAAAGGTTATATGCCTGAGTCTGGTGAGTTAGGTGAGACAGTTACAGCTGTCAGAGATGCACTGTCTCATAAATTCCCTGGACCAATGAGGGTTATGAAATGGATAGAGTCTGAGGTCAGTAAAGCAATTAAACGTGGAGCTAAAGAACTCCAATGGGTAACACCATCAGGTTTTGTTGTCTCTCAGAAAATCTTTAAGCAGGAATATGAACGGATAACCTTGAAAGTTTTAGGTCAGTGCAACATGAGGGTTGGTACTGGAGATAGTGACAAGGTTGATAAAGCAAGACATAAAGCTGCTACAGCTCCAAACTTAATCCATTCATTAGATGCAAGTTTGTTATGTCTAGCTGCACTTAGATTTAATAATCCAATAGCTCTCATACATGATTCAGTTCTATGTAGAGCTACAGATATGACAGAACTATCTAAGATAGTTAGAGAAACATACATGCACCTGTTTGCAGAGCATGATTACCTAACAGATTTCGCTCACCAAATAGGTGCGGAAACTGAACCACCGATTATTGGCGACCTTAAACCAGAGTCAGTAATTGAATCCACTTACTTTTTTTGTTAATGAGAAACATCCACGTCACACCTGAACCCGTAGTATTAGAGGGATATCAGGCTGTAATGAAGCCGAGTCAGTTTGGCTACAGTCTTAAAGCTGTAGTCGGACAAGACTTGATTGATAAGTTAGAGGAAGAGAGAGTTGAGTGTCTTAAATGGGCTGAGTCAAAACTCAAGAACCCTAAGAGAGCCAGCTTAAAGATTGAACCTTGGGAGGAAGTATCCGATGGAAAATACATCATTAAATTCTCATGGTCAGAAGATAAAAGACCCCCA